GTTGGCCGCGCCGGTCGTGTCGTGGAAGTCCCAGAGGACTGTCGTCTCGTCCGCGGCGAGTAGTTGCAGGACGCCCATCAGGCACCCATCCGAACCGCGGCGCGGTTCAATGCCTTCACGACAACGCGCTCAACCTTCTCATCGCCCACGTAGACGTTGATCGTCTGAGGTTGGGATGCGAATTGGCCGTTCGGGACGATCGTGCCGCTCGTCTTCGGCACGAAGAGCTCTGGTCCTTGCTCTCCGACAAGGTACGGCTTCCACGCGCTCACCGGGCCACCCATCGCGTGCGGCACAACGCCACGCCCTGGACCGGGGGAAAGGCCGGCCGGCTGGTCCCCACTGAATGGGTTCAGCTTGGCCAGGAACTGGAGCGCGTCCACCGCAGCCTGCACGATGTTGACGAGCCCCTCCACCGCCCACGTGATCGCGTGGATCACGGCGAGCACCGGCCCTCGTATCGCTTGCCACGCGCCGACGAACGCGCGTCTGATGAGCCCAACACCGTTACCGATGAGCCCCACGAAGTCCTGCCACGCCTTGACGGTGGGGTTGATGAACTTGTCGGCGAACCACGTAGCAGCTTTCGCTACCGCGCCGCTCATGATCTCGATGTTCGCGACCATCTTGCTGATTGCTTTCATAATGAACCGCAACACTGGGAGGAACTGCTTCTCGAGGACAACGATCAGTTTCCCGATGTCCTCTTTCACGTCGTCGAACTCGTTGCCGAGCTGCTTCACCTGACCGCCGAACGTCTTCGTGGCGGCCCGGGCGGAACCCCCGAACTCGGTCGCCAGCTCGTGCAGGATGACCTTCTGCGCTCCCATGACGTTGCCCGCCTCAACCATCGCCTTGATTTGGTCGCGGGTCCCTTGGGTGAACTTCACCCCGACCCGCCCCAAAGACGTGAGCCCGAGGATCGGGTCGTTCAGCGCCTTGCCGAGCTGGATGGAAGACGACTTGAGATCCTGACCAAGCGCCTGCGACATGTTGAGCGTGGCCTCGGTCGTTTCGGGGAAGATCTCGTCGGAGATATTCGTGAACGTCAGGAGCATGTTCTCAGCCGAGCGCACTTCCTCGTCTGAGAACGTCGTGAGCTTCTGCATCGACGTGGCGAGAGTCGTCACTTCGGCTGCGGTCACGCCGGCGATTCCCTGCGTGGACTTCAGCACGGCGTTGGTCTGTGCGATCGCGGCCTCCGATTCGTTGAACGACTTCACCGCCGAAGCACCGAACGCCACCGCCGCGCCAGCCAAGGCTATGCCGATAAGCCCGGCATTCTGCTTCACCACATTCTTGAACCCACTGACCTGTGCCTTGGACTGGGCCATGCCCTTCTTCACGCCGGTGGAGTCGGCGATGACTCGCAGTACCAGCGGCGGGATCGCCATCAGTACTCCCGCTTCGCTTCAGCGTCGAGCCACTTCCAGATCTGGTCATCGGTCCAGGGCTTCTGGCGCCGCCACTGCGGCTTGAACTTGGAAGGGTCTTCCTTGCCGCCGGCCGAGGCGTGGACGGTGTAGGCGATATGCGCGATGACCGCGTCTAGCCGCTCCTGGATCGTGAGCGGCCCGAAGTCAGCCTCGAACTCGGCCCAGCGTGCGATCGCTAATGCGGACATCCGCCCCACCTCCTCTACCGTCAGGCCGAGGGCCAGTGCTAGCCGATGGCGGAAGGCAAGCTCTGGCCGAAGGCGAAATCCCGCTCCACTTCCTCTTCGGTGTTCTCCGACATCCCCGACAAACGCATGGCGACGTTGAAGAGCTTCGACAAGGTCACTGCGTCCTTCTGCCCGACCGCTTCCGCGTCGTCGTCTGAGAAAACCCGCTCGCCGTCCTCCGTGATGAGGGTCGAGCAAACGAGCTCCGCGGTGAGGTTGTTCGTCCAAGCGAAGTCACCCGTGGGCATGGTTCTTGCTACCCAGCGGTCTTTCTCGGCGCCGGTCAGGCCCCGGACGTAGAGCTTCTGGTCCCACGCTTCCACCGCTTCACGCGGCAGGTCGTCGGCGCCCAGGATTGCGGCTCGTAGGTCATCCTTGCTCATCGGGGGCCTCCGTAACTTGCGCTCGTTCTGCCAGATGCTCGGTCAGGTCGGCCCGTTCCTGCTCGGCTTTCTCGAGCCACTCGTGTGTGCTCATATGAAACGCCGCTGCCTCGGGCGAGAACGTGTCGAAGTCACCCCGGTCACAGACGAACATCTCGTTGCCCTCGTAATCGACCGTGGTGAACCCGTCGACCTGTGTGGGCTCCGGTTCCTTCGGCTCAGCTTTCTTCTTGGTGGTCGGCTTCTTCGCGGTCGCCATCAGACCTCCACCAGGAACACAGCGCACGTCACCGACGTGGTGAAGCTGTTGGTGATCGTGCAGAGCCCTGTGGCAGCGTTCTTGAACCGCGCCGGGCTAATCTTGATGAACCGCTCCTGCGCGTTCGTCACGGAGATGGAAGCGTCCGGGTTGAACGCGACCGCGGCGCCCGGATCTTGGGAGATCGGGTCGTCGATCACGACCACGTCTGGCGAGCCGCCGGCGTTCTTGACGTGGAGCAGGTACGAATGGCCCGAGGCCATCGCGAACGTGTCCGACGCGGACACGGCCGAGTAGGTTGGGTTGATCCCGGCCACGGTTGGCACTTGCACCGTGAGTAGCGCCATCTAGACCATCACCACGCCTGGGTTCACGATCTTGAGCATGAAGGTGGCCTCGACCCCGCCGTCACGTGCGGCGCCCCAACTGAGCCCATGCGGCACCGTCGTGATGTTGTACGCCTTCGCGGACGGCGTGTGGGTCGCCTTGATGAACGTGTTGTTGGCCGGTGTCTCCTGGTCCGACTTCAGAAGCAAGTGAACCGCGTCCGCCGGATCCCACAGGACCGTTAGCGAGATATCGACGCCGTCTTGCTGCAGGCTCAGGTAGTCGTTCCACTGGTCCCCGTAGGCGGACGCATCGAACAACGCTCGCTCCGAGCCAAAGCCGGGCGTGACATCTCTTACCTGGACGATCGTCGCCACCGTGCCAAACCCCGAGGTCGTCGCTCGTCCCCAGGTCATCTCGAATCCGCGGTACTTAGTCATGCCTCCTCCTTACCTCGTGGCCACCGTGTAGATCCGCTCCGCCGCTTGACGGAATGGGACTTCTGCTTGCTCCTTCGCTGGACGAAGGAATGGCTGTGCCGCAGCGTGCCGCGTGCCGTACTCGACATACGCTCCGTACTCGGCCTCCACCACGACGATGCCGCCCTCTTCATCGACGGACGCCGCGAGTTGCCCCGTGAGCTTGGGAGCGTTCTGTTCGGCCAGGACGCGGACGATCTCGGCGCCTACTTCCTCGACGGGTTCGTCTGCGGCTTCCATGCGGAGGACGACGGCTGCGAGGGCTGCTTCTACCTGAGCGAAGTTACCGGTGAGGCCACTCGCCATCTAACCCTCCATCGGCTGCGGTGCCTGCGGTGGAGCTATGAACGTATGTTCGCACATCTGGCTAGGGAAATCCCCTAGGGAAATGGGCCTTTTCGCGTTAAGCGGAACACGGAGCCGACCGCGGCCCCTGCGGCCTTGGAACCCTCGTAAGTGAGGGTCAACGTGGATCCTGAGGGCGCCCCGCCCGCCGCGGCGCCTTCGTGGGTCAGCGTCAAGATCGCTCCGGCGGGCGCACCACCGATCATGGCCCCTACGTGGGTCAGCATGAGGAGCGCACCAGCGACCCCCGCAGTCTTCGGTCCTTGACGCGTGAGGATCAGCGGCCCGGTGCCACTGATAACGAGGAACGCCCCTGCGGTATCGGTCTCCTCTGCTCGGGCGTATCCGATCCGCAGCAAGGACAGCGCCCCGGCCTGGTCTGTCTCCACCGCGGCGCCGAACCCCAGCCTGAGCGCGAAGCCGCGTGCTGTGTCCGTCTCGATGGCAACGCCGAAGGACATCCCGCCAGCGCTGAACGCCCCAGCGAGGTCGACCTCGAGCGCCGGGCCGAAGGCGCGACGCAGAGCGAACCCTTGGGCCGTGTCCGTCTCCGGGGAAAAAGCGAAGCCGAGCCGCTTCCCGATCCCCTGCGCGGCGTCCGTCTCGGCGGCGAGCCCGATCCCTAATCGCGTGCCGAAGGCTTGGGCTGTGTCCGTCTCGATGGCAACGCCGAAGGTGAGGCGCTTCGCGATGCCCTGGGCCGCGTCCGTCTCAGTGGCTTGCGAGATGCCTAACCGGATGCCTAGCCCGAGCGCCGCGTCTGTCTCGGCGGCTTCGGTGTAAGCGATCGGCCCCGCACCAGCCACCGCCGACGGGATGAGACGACGTCGTACCGGGAGGTAATGGCGCCAACTCACCAGTCACTCCAGGGGTCGAACATGCTCCCCAGCGCCACCCACCGGCGGAACGGCGGACCCACGGCGGCCGCGGCCGCTGGTTTGACGCCAAGTTGCACGGCGTTCCAGTCGTAGAGGATGAGCTGGTCGTAGGTGGTGTTCCCCGTCGTGGTCCCGGCGCAGGTGCCGGTCGCCATGCAGAAGCCACCGCCGGTACCGAGGATAATCATGTTGTCCATCTGCTCGGCGATGCCGGTCAGGTTCGCGTTCGTGTAGTTGCTGAACTCGGTGGTCGAGGCGATGTCACGGCCCGAGCTACCGCAGATGACGATCAAAGAATCTGCAGTGACCGTGATGCCGGTGATCGTGTTGGTCTGCGGGCTCGCCCCACCCCCAGCGCCGCCAGCGACCGTGCTCACAACTACGTCGCCGATCACCGACAGACCGTGGTTCTGGATGGCAATCATCCGGCCCATCCAGTGGTTAATCGTGCCGGCGAGCGCGAACGACTGCGACGCACCCTCGGTCCCATCTGAGATCTTGCCCATCACGGTCATCGTGGTGCGACCCGTCGCCGCCGCCCGGTCCCCGAACGCCAGCTCTGTCCAGGTCGCGAGTGTCACATGGTTACCCGCAGCGCCAGTCTGGTCCTCGAAGATAGCCAGGAGCAGGTCCCCGGCCTGGAACCCCGCGGGGGTACCGACCGCGAGCGGCGTGGCCGCGGACCCAGCGGTGACGGTGCCGACTGCTCG